ACTTTACAAGGTGTTTCTTATCTTGCTGATTTTGAAGGACCTATGGAACAAAGAAGTGTCTTACAATACGTACTAGACTTTGAAATGAAAACAGCATTCTATGGACCAATAGATGCAGGTAAGTCCGTAATACAAAAGTCTATTGTCAATTACGATGTTAATGATGATGATTCAGACGAATTTGCATTTAGTGTAGAATATACACCGTTTTCTTTTGCTAGAACACCTGACGATCCATTGTTTACAGGTTATAGAACGACATATGTTGGTGATAGCGATTTATAGGTGAAATATGGATAGTGACAAAATTGCAAATGACTACGAATATTCTCGACAGACTTATTACGAGTTAATAGAGAAAGGTAAAGATGCCTTAGACTTGGCTATTGAGATTGCTCAACAGTCTGAGCATCCTCGTGCTATTGAAGTCTTATCAGGTATGATTAAGAATGTCGGTGATGTAAACGATAAGTTAATGGACCTGAATAAGAAAAACAAAGATATTAATAAAAATGATGATATACCTATGAAAGCTGAAGGCACAACAAATAATAATTTGTTTATTGGTTCTACTACCGATTTACAAAGGATGTTGCAGGACGTAGATAAAATCGAAAAGCCTGCTAACAATGTTATCGATTTAACGCCTCGATTAAAAGATGAATGATGGTTACTTAGGGAACTCCAATGTAAAGCGTGACGGCATTGTCACTTCATGGTCCCAAGCAGAAATAATAGAATATCAAAAGTGTATGCAAGATCCTGTGCACTTTGCAAGAGAATATTGTAAAGTTATATCTCTTGACGAAGGCTTAGTTGACTTCGATCTATATCCGTATCAAGAGCAAATGTTTAAATATTTTAACGAGCATAGATTTAATATCGTATTGGCTTGTCGCCAGTCCGGTAAGTCTATATCGTCTGTTGCATATATTCTATGGTTTGTTTTATTTCACTCAGAAAAAACAGTGGCTGTACTAGCTAACAAAGGTGCAACGGCGCGTGAGATGCTTGCACGTATTACTCTTATGTTAGAGAATCTACCATTCTTCTTACAACCAGGTACAAAAGCCTTAAACAAAGGTTCATTAGAATTTTCAAATAATAGTAAGATTATAGCGGCAGCCACATCAGGATCCTCTATTCGTGGTCTTTCTATTAACTTATTATTCTTAGACGAGTTTGCATTCGTTGAGAATGATGCACAATTTTTCACATCAACATATCCGGTTATCTCATCAGGTAAAGATACAAAAGTGATTATTACTTCTACCGCAAATGGTATAGGTAATGTCTTCCATAAAATTTGGGAGGGAGCACAACAAAAAACAAATAACTTTCAACCATTCAGAGTTGACTGGTGGGACGTACCCGGGCGGGACAGTAAGTGGAAAGAAGAAACTATTGCCAATACTTCTCGATTGCAATTCGATCAGGAGTTTGGTAATACGTTCTTTGGTACAGGCGATACACTTATTAATGCAGAAACACTTATGGGTTTACGAGCAAAGGACCCAATACAAGTAAAAGGTGATGCACTAATATATGAGGAGGTTGTACCTAAACACGAATATGTTGTTGTGGTAGATGTGGCGAAGGGAAGAGGCCAGGACTATAGTACTTTTAATGTAGTCGACATTAGCACGAGGCCTTTTAAACAGGTTGCTGTTTATCGCAATAACCTTATCTCGCCTATTCTCTTCCCTGATTTTATTTATAAATTTGCAAAAGCCTACAACAATGCTTATGTAGTCGTAGAAGCAAATGATGCCGGTCAGGTTGTATGTAATGGATTATACCACGATTTAGAATATGAGAACTTTCATGTTGAGTCGGCTGTTAAGTCGAGTGGTCTTGGTATTGAAATGACACGGAAAGTTAAACGTATCGGTTGCTCATCATTTAAAGATTTATTAGAGAATAATAAGATAGACATTGTAGATCAGCAAACAATATTAGAAATATCTACATTTGAAGCAAAAGGTCAATCATATGAGGCCTCACCTGGTAACCATGATGATTTAGTAATGAATTTAGTACTGTTTGGTTATTTTGCGGGTACAACATACTTTGGTGAATTAACAGATATTAATTTAAAAGAAATGTTATTTGATCAAAGGATGAAAGAGATAGAAGCAGATGTACTACCTTTTGGTTTTGTAGATGATGGTTTACCACATGTACCTGTTGTAGATGAAGATAGACGCCATTGGCAGATAGAACCTAGACCAGATCTAGACTTTTAATAAGTTATAAATAAGAACATAGTGAAAACCCGCCGTATTATGACAGATCTTATTATTTAAAAAGGAAAAAACACATGGCACTTGGAGTACCTTCATCAAGTCCTGCCGTAGTAATCAAAGAGATTGATGCTAGTACAAGTATTCGTACTGCTAGCACTACAATCGGTGGTACGGTAGGTAATTTCCGTTGGGGACCAGTAGGAGTACCGATGACTGTTGCAACTGAAACAGAATTGGTATCAACCTTTGCGTCACCTGACGATGCAAACTCCGTAGAATTTCATAGTGCAGCATATTATTTACGATATGCTGATAACTTAAAAGTTGTACGGACCACAGACGCTAACGCAAAAAACGCTCATAACGCGGATTCTGCGGTAGCACCAACAATTAACAATTCAACATCTTGGGATGCTCAAGAAGCAACTTTAGCAGACTCAGATCATACATTCATCGCTAAATATCCCGGAGCATTAGGAAACTCACTTAAAGTAGAAGTTTGCTTAGCCGACTCAGCTGAGTTTGCTACATGGGGCGCGCGAACTGAATTTGATACTCATCCTGGAACATCAGCCACTGCTACTGCAGAGGGAGCAACTAATGACGAAGTTCACGTTGCTGTTATAGATATGAACGGTGAGTTCGGTGATAAGGGAGCTGTTCTAGAAACATTCCCATTTGCATCACTTGCAACAAATTCTAAAAAATCAGATGGATCTAGTAACTATATTAAAGATGTAGTTAACGCAGGATCTAAATATGTTTGGATGAGTGGATTCGGAGCAGCTGGCACTTTTGATGCTGATGCTGGAACAGCGGCAACTAGCGGTAAAAACTTTTTACCTGTGAGTACGTCAACCGTTGTATTAGCGTTCAGTGGTGGTGTAAGTCCTGCGGCCTCAACAGCAGGTGGTATGGTAACAGCATTCGATCAGCTAGAAGACGAAGATACCATTGATGTTGATATCTTATTTGCAAATAGTTTATCTGCTAGAACAGATCACGTAACAGTTGCCGCTGATATTACAGCTACAGCTGAAGCACGCAAAGATTGTGTGGCCGTTGTATCGCCTGCTAGATCAGACATAGTTGGTGTATCAGATCCAGCTACGATGGTAAGCAACACAGTCAAAACACTAGCAGTAGCCAATATGGGTAGTAGCTCATATAGGGTTTGCGATAGTAATTTTTTAAAGGTGTATGATAAGTATAATGACAAGTATATCATGATACCTGCCGCATCTTCAACAGCCGGAATCATGGCCGCAACAGATAATAATGCTGCTCCATGGGTATCACCTGCTGGAACAAGGCGTGGTAATTATCTTGGTATCACATCATTAGCTTTCTCACCAACAAAAGCTCAAAGAGATACACTCTACAAAGCAAATATCAACCCTGTTGCAAGTATTCCTGGTCAAGGGATTCTACTATACGGTGATAAAACACATCTAAGCAGACCATCTGCTTTTGATCGTATTAACGTACGAAGATTGTTTATATCTTTAGAAAAAGCAATTGGTGAATTTGCTAAAGCTTCTCTCTTTGAACTGAATGACGAGTTTACTCGAGCTGAATTTACAAATAATGTAGAACCTTTACTTCGTGAGATTAAAGGTAGACGTGGTCTTACAGACTTTAAAGTAGTCTGTGATGAGACAAACAATACCGCTTCAGTAATTGACAGAAATGAATTTGTGGCATCTATCTTCATTAAGCCAGCACGTTCAATAAACTTCATAACATTGAATTTTATTGCGACCCGAACGGGTGCTGACTTTGAAGAAGTAGTTGGCATATAGTAGCGGTAAGGAGAAAACAAAATGGCTATTCTAGGAGTAGATGATTTTAAAGCAAAGATACGTGGCGGTGGCGCACGTGCCAATCTATTTAAAGCTACAATTAACTTTCCAGGTTATGCAGGTGGTGATGTTGAAATGACATCCTTCATGTGTAAGGGTGCTCAATTACCAGCTGGTAATATCGATCCTGTGATCGTACCGTTTAGAGGTCGTAACTTGCAAGTTGCAGGTGAACGAACATTCGAGGCATGGACAGTAACAGTAATTAATGATACTGACTTTAATGTACGTGATGCAATGGAAAGATGGATGAACGGTATTAACGGACATACAACAAATGTTGGTCTAGTTAATCCTACCGATTATCAAGCTGACTTAATTGTAGAACAATTAGATAGAGATGGTACAACGGTTAAGCGATATGATTTTAGAGGTGCATTCCCTAATAATATCGGCGAGATCGATCTAAATTATGATACAACAGGCGTGATTGAGGAATTCCCAGTTACGTTCACGTATCAGTATTGGGAGTCAAATACCACTTCGTAAGGAGTTATAAATAATATGTGAAGGGCCGAAAGGCCCTTTGCTAAACTATTTTTTGTAGGTAAGAATATGGCAGAGAATAACGGATTTACATTATTTGGATTTGAAATACGTAGAAAGCAAGACAAGCCTTCTAAAAAGAATCAGATGGATTCTATTGTACCGCCCATCGATGAGGATGGCGCAGGTTACGTAACTGCATCCGGATCACACTTTGGTCAATATGTAAATATTGACGGTGACGAATTTAAAGATAATATATTAAAGATTAAGCAATATCGTGGTGTTGCTATGCATCCAGAGGTTGATGCGGCGATTGAAGACATTGTGAATGAATCAGTATCTATTGCAGATGATGGTTCTACCGTATCAATGAATATGGATAATGTTAAAATATCAGATAAAATTAAAAAGAATATAACAGAAGAATTTCAAAACATATGTATAATGCTTAAGTTTAATGAACTAGGGCATGACATCTTCCGTCGTTGGTATGTAGACGGTCGAATTTATCATCATCTCGTAGTCAACGAAGCAAATATGAAAATGGGTATTCAAGATATCCGGCCCATTGATGCTACAAAGATACGTAAAGTAAAAGAAATTAAGAAGAAGAAAGACCCGATCACAGGTGCTGAGTTAATTGAAAAGGTTGACGAGCATTTTATTTACCAAGAGAAACCAGGTCAAACTAAGCAAGGCGTTAAACTTACAACAGACGCCGTGAGTTATGTTACATCTGGTCTATTAGATCAAGATCGTAAGAGAGTTATATCATATCTTCAGAAATCACTGAAGCCATTAAACCAGTTAAGAATGATGGAAGACTCATTAGTCATCTATCGTCTTGCACGTGCACCTGAACGTCGTATATTTTATATCGATGTAGGTAACATGCCGACTGGTAAAGCTGAAGAGTACATGAAGAAGATTATGACTCAATACAGAAATAAGTTGGTATATGATGCCACAACTGGTAGACTAAAAGATGATCGTAAGCATATGTCAATGCTTGAGGATTTCTGGTTACCAAGAAAAGAAGGTGGCCGTGGTACAGAGATTAGTACATTGCCTGGTGGTGAGAACCTCGGACAAATAGATGATATCTTATATTTTCAGAAACGATTATATAAATCTCTTAATGTACCTATATCTCGATTAGAACAAGATCAATCTGCTAATATACTTGGTAGATCGACGGAAATCAATAGGGACGAATTAAAATTTCAGAAGTTTGTTGAACGTCTACGACGTAGATTCTCAGCTCTCTTCTTAGATATTCTTCGCAAGCAACTTATATTAAAAGGTGTAATAGCTGAAGAAGATTGGA